ATCCTGCCGGACGGCACCGAACGCGTGCCCCTCGCCGTGAAAAGAACGTACTCGAAGATGGGCGTATTCCACCATTCGAGCGTGGATCTGTGAGAATAGGAGGAAACAGAAGTGACAAACAGAGCAGCAGGGGAAATCCTCAAATCGGATGGTATCCTCGCCAAGACGTTCGGCGAAACGGTCGCTGATGCGTTCGGCCTGGTCTTCTGCCAGAAGTCCGACGGCAAACTCTACCGAGCGAAGGCGAACGCTGAGGAGACGAGCTCCAGCCAGTTATACGCCTGCGTGGATGCGGCGACCGTTATGGATGCCCCCGGCAACGTCCTCGTAAGAGGAGCACTCGAAAAGACCGGATGGGCTTGGACAATCGGATCGTCAATCTACCTCTCCGCCGCGACCGCAGGCGCACTGACGCAGACCCGGCCCGCATACCCAAACACGATACGCGAGATCGGGTGTGCAGTCACAGCGACGCAGATCTATTTTGCTCCAGACGGAATCCTGCCAGCCGAGGTCGCATCGCTGATGGACGCGGTCGCGTCGGCGGCACAGGGTGATATCGTCTATCGGGGGGCGTCGACCTATGAGCGCCTCGCTGCGGGAGACAGGGGGAAGGTCCTGCAGACAGGGGGCAGTGCCGCAAACCCGTCGTGGATCTACCCGGTGGCGGGGATCCCGATCTCAAACTACTCCGGTACTCCAACGGAGCAGTTTGCCGCCGCCCAAATCGCAGCAGAAGCAGCAGGGCTCCCCATTCGCATCCCTGCGGACACGAGCGGGGATCTCGAATACGATCCGGCAGCCGTGAGCGTCGACATCTATGACGAGCGCCTCGCCGCCGGGAGGACTATGGGGCTGATCCCCCCGATCCAGACCGACCTCTCCTCGCTGCGCCACAGGCCCCACCTGAAACTGGTGGTGACGGGGGACAGCCTCTCATACAATCGATACGATTACGACCCGGCAGGGCGGGCGACCGCAGAAGCAGGGAAATATGGGTACAAGTCGTGGGCGTATCTGATCCGAGACGCATTCCTCCGGAACCTCCCTGGGTGGTGCGGTGTCGGAGACATGCTGATTGGGTCAGAGTCGACGGCAGATCTGAAATACGAGGCCGGGTCGTTCGCCGAGTATTACCTCCCGCTCGACGGGCGCCGTATTGGAGGAGGGTTCGACGTCGACGAGACGCTCATTCTCTACGTGCCGCCGACCGCCCCTGCAGATCCGTCTAGGAGCACAGGGCCCCTGTATCTCTACATTATGACCGCCCCGACGGCCAACGCGGGCACATTTACCGCGACCGTCTACAATGCCGTTACGGGGGCGCAGGTTGGCGATCCTGTGTCGTTTTCGAGCGAGAGTGGTGGGGCTTACTTGGATTATGCCCTCAAGGCGGTGAGCCTCGGAACGGCGATCGCGACGTTTACGCCGATTAAAATCGTGATCGAGCTCGACACTCAGGCCGGTGTCGGGCCGACGAACCTCACTGTCCTCGGCACGGCATCGACGGAGGTAACCTGGAAACACACAGGGCAGGGGAGCACGACAACCGACTGGCTCGCGACGAACGTGGCAACCCTCGTCACCGACCACACTCCCGACATTGTCCTGATCTGCACCGGGGCGAATGATATAGGCGGAGGGCTGACCGAGGCGCAGACATATGCGAATGTCCTCGCAACCGTCGACGCAATCAGGACGGCCAATGTATACACTGAGATCGTATTGATCTCCCCCCCGCCTACGTCGAGCAGGGCCGACTCTGTGGCGCTCACGCGAGTCAGAGCGATCAGGAGGGTTGCTGCAGAGCGGGATTGTGGATATATCGACCTATTCAGCGTTTTCCGTCGCACTGACCCGGCATACTGGCGATATGACAATATCCATATGACAAAGGAGGGGAATCAGATGGCGTTCGAGGCGATCGCGGCGGCGTTTTTCCCAGGACTCGATATCTCCCTCTGCACCCAATCTAATCACCAGGCGGCCGATACCATGCATTACAGTGAGCAGACGCCGCGCAATGCCCTCTGGAGATGGCGCCCCTATCTGCCGGTCGATGTTGCGGCGGCATACGCCTCCGCCACAGGGCGGATCTCGGCAGCCACAACTCTCGACGGGTGGGCAGGGGTCTACACCGCGCCGGGAATACGGATCTCTGCAGCCACGCTCCTGAACCGCACGGGCACGACCGATGACCTGCTCCGGATCGCTGAGAATGGAGGGCGGGTTGAGCTGACGGTGCAGAACCCGTTCCACGCAGGGTGGCTCTCGCCGAGGCTCATCCCCGCACCGATCCTGGTCGACGACGGGACAAACGAGCCGATCGTCCTGATCGAGGCATCCCGGAGCGGCAGCGCCACCATCTATACGGTATGGACGTGGGCCGACGTGACCGAGACCGACTCAGGCACAGACGCGTCGACGGTGCGGGAATTGGTACAGATCACGTCGCTCAGTGATATCCCCGATGGCGCAGCACTGCGCCTGTCGTTCGTGGTATAGTATAATGGAGACCTGATGACAAAGACGGGCGTGAAAAAGGCGTACGTCGACGGAGAGCAGACCCTGATCGCGAACCTCTCCGTCCTCGACAAGCATATGAACGATGCGGTAGCGGACGGCCTGCGGAAGTTCGGAGGGGAGATCGAGTCCCTCTCAACCCGATATTGCCCCGTCGAAACCGGGGAACTCCGATCCCGCGTGTTTTCGGAGGGCCCTCTCCTGAAGGGGAAGACCCACACTCAGATCATCGGGTACGAGAAGTTCGGAGCGACATGGAAGGGCGGGGCCTACGCTCTCCCCGTCCACGAAAGGACGGAAGTACATCACAAGGTTGGGGGGGCTAAATTCCTCGAAAAAGCCCTCAATGAGAAATCGGGGGAGTGTGCGCAGTATCTCAAGAAAATCCTTGGGCAGGTGAAACTGTGACCTCTGTCGGGGAGGACCTCATCGTCTACCTCGCCGCACAGGGGATCGGTACTCCCGGATCCGACCTCTGGCTCGGGCAGATCCCCGACGTCCAGACGGCGATCGCTCTCGTCGAGACCGGGGGGCCTGCGCCCTACCACGAGTACGGCGACAACGCGATCGACAATCCCTCGATCCAGGTCCTCGTCCGCAACCCCAACTACCTCACAGGGGGGGCGAAAGCCGACGCGATCCGAGACGCCCTCGACGGCACCGCCAACGAGACGATCAACGGCGCCCGATACCTCTCCATCTCGGCGATGGGAGACGTTGCCTATCTTGGCAAAATCTCGACGGCTGAGGGGGAGACGCACGAGTTTTCGATTAACTTCGCGACGATGCGGGAGCGGCCATGATCGGCAAGGGATCGTACCTCTACGACGAGACTGCGGGCGTGTTCGTCGGCAACGTCGACCAGATCGGCAGGATCGATCAGGAGCGGGACGCGATCGACACGACAACCTACGGGGCGTCTCTCCACGAGACTGCGATCCCCGGCATCAAGCGCAGCAAACCGCTCACGATCCGCCTGATCTACGACCCTACGGATGAGAGCGTTGCGCGCCTGATCGAGAGATACGAGTCGGGGGAGTCGGCGGATTACTGCCTGATTTTCCCGGATCATGCGACCTACTCGTTCCAGGCATTCGTGCTCGCCCTCGGACACGAGACCCCGATCGGCGATCTGATCCGCAGATCGTATCGGTTCCAGCCGACAGGGATCGTGCCGCCGGCAATGTCGGCGATCTACTCGTGCGGCACGTACTACGACTATTCCCGGTGGTATCTGCCGGGGGACGACTACCCGACTGCACCGGCCGGGTCATGCCCGGTGCGTTTTGACTTATCGGAGTGGTATACATGACCTACATCGGAAAAACTACGACTATCGCAGACCCCAGCGGCAACATCGCGAACGTGGACAGCATCGGAGATATCAGCCTCTCCGCGGACGAAATCGAGGACACAACCTACGGCTCGAACGGCTGGAAGACGTTCGTCCAGGGCCTCAAGGACGGCGGGACGTTTGATCTCGTCCTGAACTACGACAGCACCGATACCAGCAACAACCGCCTGATCACGGCGTTCAATGCCGGGACCTCGACGCAGTACACGGTCACCTTCCCGGACTCCTCGACGTTCGTGTTCACGGCGTTCGTTTCTGGCGTTGGAATGGCTCACCCCAAGGACGATAAGGTGCAGCGGACGTTCACGATGCGGATCGACGGCAAGACGGCCCCGGTGTTCAGTGAGGCGGCTTGAGCATGATCCCGGAAACCTCTGCCGTGATCGGGGGGGAAACCTACACCTTCCGATTTTCCGCTCGAACCTCAATCGCAATCGAGCAAGAGTTCAACTGCAAACTCACCGAACTCAAAGAGGTGATCGGGGAAAAGCCATCCGTCACGGCAACGGGAAAACTCGTGCGGGCCTGCGTGAGGAAGGACGGAAAAATCCTCTCCCCTGAGGACTACGAATCTCTCCTCGACCAGATCGATATCGAGGAGCTCGCCGAACTCCTGAACAAGGCGATGACCTCGGCGATGCCTGCGAAAGCGGAGAGCGCCGGAAAAAACTGAAACCGTTCGACGGCTGGATGCACGAGTATCTCGACCTCGCAGCCGGAACAGGGTATTTCGAGGATGTGCGGGTTCTCTATGACCTGACGCCGGCGGAGATTGCTGCGACGATCGCAGGACGTGCCGCACGAGACCGAGCCCTTCAGCAGGCCGAGAACGTGCGGGTCGGGACGGTCTGCGCAACTGTCCTAAACCAGCACCGCCGGAAGAGGTCGGATCGGGTGTTCTCGTGGAAAGACTTTTTC